GAAGCCGAAGAGCTAAGAGCAAACATAGAGGTTGCGGTGGGTGTAGTTGTTGTCTGTATAATTATTGCTGTCTTGTGCGCAGCCGTACTACACTTCAAGGGATACTTTTAATGGCTACAGTTTTAGACAGTTGGAAAGTATTACCACGGCTAATGATGTTAGCCTTTACGATCATGTCTTGGAGAGTAGTCGAATGGTTTATGCAGTTACCAGATCCTACTACACAACAAACATCTCTTGTCTCCGTCTGCATGGGTGCAGCTACAGGGGCGTTCGGGATCTGGATGTCGAAGGAAGTAAAGTAATGCCAGTAAATAAGGTGGAAGGTGGTTACCGTTGGGGTAGATCAGGTAAAATCTACAAGACAAAAGCCGAAGCAGAAAAACAAGGACGTGCTATATATGCTTCGGGCTACGGGAAAGGAAAACCAAAGAAGAAAGCTAAGAAAAAGGCCTAAGCTTTATCACCCCAGTAAACACACTGATAGTTTTTTATAACGTACTTCTTGTCCTCGTAGATCTTTATACCCTCGGCTAAGATCTGGTAACACTCCTCTTGTGTCTTAGCTAACACGGTAGAGGACTGTCCAGAACAAATAGACAAATCAGAAGTACATATTAACAGGACTGCGGTAAACATCTAGCTTTCCTCTGCATGTTCAATAAGAAAGTCTAAGTAGTGTCGAGCTTTCTTTAGGTCTTCAACGCCGTTCTTATGTGCCCAGCGTGTAACATACTTAACGACGTTACCTTCGCAGAACCCTAGTTCATTAGCCATGATATAATCAATAGGCTGTATTGTTTGGATCTGATAGTGGTCACCACCAATTTGAAACTTCTTAGCTGTCATTGTATAATCCTTAGGTAAGGGAGAGTAGCACTAAACTACTCTCTCTTTTTTTATGGTTATTTGAGGAAAATCTCAATGGCTGCTACTACGGTTACGAATAGTGCGTATGCTTCTAGTCCTGTCATGTTATCTCCTATGCTGTCAGGTCTACAATTTCACAGACATCACCTGAACAGGCCATTGTCTGCATAGCTACGGTGTTATCAGACTTCTCGTAGTTTGTCAAGAGGGTCCAGTCAATTTTTTCTGGCATCAACTTAGCTAACTCTTCGTACTCTGACTTGCCGATCTCTTGGTATGGTGCCTGTTGGTACGTGTGTTCGTTGTATGGCAAGAAGGATACCCCTGACATTTCATCGAAGTGTTCGTAGACAAATGCACCCACCTCAAACCACTCGTCCTTACGGACATTGATAGTGACTGAGGGTTTGTGTTCACACCAGTGACGTTGGAATGTCAACCATGTCTCAAGTTGTTCAATAGCTGTCAGGTCTTCGGTAACAACAGCACCAGCTGGGGCCTTGACAGGGAACGAGAACACAGTTGTCTGGTCAGGTTTGAACACATCAGGTTCGTTAGGGATACCTTGGTCAATCATAAACTGAGTCAAGGGGTCTTTGTTATCTCCTCTGACGGTTCTAATATAGTAGTGGCTATGCCGTGCGTGGATACCACTGGCCGAGTCAACGAGTTGCGAGACAGTTCCACTAGGTTTAACGCATGTAATAGCAGCAGAAGACTGAATGCCAAGCCGATCAGCCAGTTCATTGTTTGTGACAACAGCCACACTACGAAGATGTTCAAGAGTTTTAGGTAAGCCAACATTCTTACTCGTCAGTAGTGGGTTATCCATTATCCCTGTGAGGGACACACCGAGCAGTCGTTCCTCTTCGGTATTTCGCTGCCACACTTTTCGCAAGTATGGAAACTTGGTGTAAGTGGACTGAACGGTTCCGAGAATAGTTGCCAAGCGAACCTTTCGTTCCAAGTCGTCGATGTTATCTGTCGCACGTACAACAACCTCAGTGAGATTGCAGAACTGATACGGACGTAGAATGATTTCACTGCAAGGATTAGTCCCGAACTCATGGTCAGGGTCACGCCGCCCAAACTTTGCAGCTTGTTTCTTAGAAGCTTCACGGTTAAATACTCCTCGTTCTCCTGAGCCTGACTCAACCAAGGCCATCCACTCACGCATGAAGGACAGGCTGTCAGGCTTCTCTGTATATGACACTGAGTTATTAGCTAGTGCCCGTTGCGGGTTGTGTGTCCACCAGTCACCTGACTTGGCGTGACGCATACGATCATCTGACAGGTTAGACAGAGAGATCATAGCACTGCGACGTACACCACCAACAACTACTACCTCACCGATCTTACACATCAGGTCATGGCATTCGATAGATGATAGCTTACGACCCTGTGCTTCCTTGAAGATCTTAACTGCGAAGTTAAACAGATCAACAAGAGGGGCTGGACCTGAGGCACGACCACCGAATGTCTTTAGTCGTGCACCTGCAGGACGGACAAGACTTACGTCCCACTTAGGGATTTCACCAGCCCAGAGGAGTGCTAGTAGTTGACGGAAAGCCTTAGCCCACCCTTCCTTACTGTCCTTGACGACGATGGTAGTCTCACTGACGAACAACTCAGGGACCTCAGGAAGCTTACTGATGAACTGACGTTCAACACTGAACCCAACACCAGTACCACAGAGAAGGATGAACATAGCCTCATCGAAGGACTTCGGGTCATCTACGGGTAAGTAGCTGCAGTTATAACCAGCTGTGTTGTCACGTGCCAAGGCAGGGCCAGCTGTCATCATGGCTCTCATAGATGGCATGACTTCTAGGTTAAGGATAGACTGTTCAATTTGATTGACATAGCTGTCATCACCTAAGACAGGACGGACAACATTATCCATGTAACGTTTAACTGTTTCAGGCCATGACTCACGCCCCTTACCGTCAATGTAACGAGCATAACGCGAAGTATGAATGAAAGATTGGTAGTCAGTTGGTAGATAGTTATTTGTCATTAGATCCTCGCTTCTCTAAGTCATCCTTCATCCAGACCAAACGGTCAATGTCACAGCGGTTAATACCAATGTCACGTAGCTCTAGGTCTGACAACATGTTTAATTCTTTTATTACTCGTCGGTGTGCTCTCCAAGTTTGAATGTACTTAAGGAACCGCCATACCCATTTAGGTGCTGCAACAATCATCGCTTATCTCCTGATCCTTTTAAAGTACCACGTTCTTTACGACCATGTAGTTTCTCTAGGTTAGCTAATGCAATGTCGTGTAAGTCAATGTTTAAGTCACGAGACAGAGCCGCTACGTACCAAAGGACATCCCCAATCTCGTCAGCAATACCTTGACGATCAAAGTTGTCATCACGTAGGATCTTCTTAACTTTGTTGGCCACCTCACCAGCCTCTGCAGCTAGGCCTAAGGCAGGGTAGAGTATAGCCTTTGTTGAATTATAGATAGCTGTTTTAGCTGCCATCTTTTGGTACTCATTCAAGTCCATCTTTTCTTTATACATTTCGCTATAGTATTCCCAAGCGTTCAAGTCAGACTCATTAATCATTCTTCCCACCTTTCGATTTCTTCTTCTTCATTAGTTGTGTCCACGTATTCTTTAGGGTCAAGCAATCCTTCGTCAACCAGTAATCTGATAACGTGCTCAACGGATATATCATTCTCCTCAAGCAACCATTCAAGGTCAAAGTCTTGAGCCAAGGTTCGTATTTTACTATCAAGATCAAACATTGTCAAGACCTTTTCTCCTTAATCCATGACATAGGAATAGTTTCCCTAGCGTATTTAAAACCATGTTGCTCACACCAAGCAGCGTATGTAGACTTAGAACCTTTACTTATCTTGGCGTTAGGGTTACTAAAGACAAAACGTATGTCATACTCAGGGTGTTGCTCTTTTACCTTCAAGTGTTTTGCTCTGTCTGATGGTAAGAATCGTCCCTTAGTTTCTATTATAATACCGTTTGGTAGTATGAAGTCAGGGGTGTATACCTTGACATCTGGTTGCCACTGGATCTTAAGTGTTTCGTATTCAAACTTAACCTTAAGCTTTCGTAGATAGGCAGCTGTCCTCTTCTCTAGTCCTGATCTATAACGCACTTAGGCGGCTCCCATATTTGATTTGGATGACGACGTAACCATAGCAGTACCCCATTCTCTACTACACGTTC